ATTTCGCTCCATTATGTCCGATATGTGGGGAAGTTATTGAAGAGGCCGATAATGATATTATATACATAAAACTCATCGAAGCTCGTAAAACAATACAGTCACAGAGAGAATCGCTTGAAAGGTTTATATTAGGAGAAAAAAAAGAATAATAAACAGTTGACTTTATTCACTATATAAATATCATGGATATAAAATAAATTGAATTCAGACGTTTACCGGCAGATGCGTGTGAATTTAAAAATCACAAAACGCCTTAATCGAAATTCTGCCGGAAATTGATTAAGGCGTTTTTATTTTAAGGAATATATGGAAAATCAGGGAACTATAAAAGAAAAATATAATAAAAAAATTGATATAAATAATATCAAGATAGAATTATATAACGATCATTTTGAGAATAGCAAACAATATAATATCCCACGCGCTCAACTCATAATCGCTGATATACCATATAATATCGGGGTCAATGCTTATGCGTCAAATCCTTCATGGTATAAAGACGGAAACAATGATAATGGAGAAAGTAACCTTGCTGGAAAAGATTTTTTTGATACCGATAGAGATTTCAGCGTATTTGATCTTTTATCGTTTTGTACAAGACTTTTAAAACCGGAACCAAAAGAAAAAGGTAAGGCTTCCTGCATGATTGTATTCTGTGAATTTGAACAGCAATTCATGTTAATTCAGGAAGCAAAAAAGCACGGATTAAATAATTACATCAATCTTATTTTCAGGAAAAATTTTTCTGCTCAGGTATTAAAAGCAAATATGAAAGTAGTCGGGAATTGTGAATATGCAATGTTATTATATCGTGACAAATTGCCGAAATTCAATAATAATGGGAAAATGATTTTCAATTGTTTTGACTGGAAAAAAGATACACATTCTGAAAAAATTCATCCATGTTTGCCCGCAGGAGAAAAAGTATTATTTAATGACAAATGGATAAATATAGAAAATGTTAGAATTGGAGATAATAATAAATATGGAAAAGTAATAAATACCACTTGCCATTTTGCAGAAAAAATTATTGAAATAAAGATAGGGAAATTAAAAACTTCAGCAACATGGAATCATCCATTTTTAGTGAAAAGAAATAAAAAAATATATTGGATGAATGCAGAAAAAATAAAAAAAGGAGATTTTATATTGACAAATGTTTCTGCATATTATACACAAAAACCATTAAATAATACAGGAGTATTCAGATGGTTAAAGAGCATAAAAAAAACAAAAAGGGTTATTCTCGATATGCAAAAGACGCAGATGGCAGGCTTCGGTTTGAACATTCTATTATTTGGGAAAAACATTTTGGGAAAATTCCTTTTGGTATGCAAATACATCATAAAGATTTTGACAAAACAAACAACGATATTTCCAATTTTCAACTTGTCACACCCCTTGAACATAAAAGGGTGCACTCTGGTTGTAGATTTGTCAATAACGAATGGGAAAAACCTTGTAAGATTTGTGGAAAATATAAAAAGTGCGATAAAGAAAATTGGTATTACTCTCGCGGTTGGATTAACGGGAAAATATGTAAAAAATGTTTTATTAAAAAATCAATCGAAACAAGAAAAATTCTTATTGCAAAAGGTTGGAAGCGTAAAAATTATAAATCAAAAAACAAAAGTGTATAATTTAACAATGGATAATATCCCAGCTTTCAATACATTGGTAGGGTTATCACATAATACACAAAAACCTGTAAATACTTTAATGGAATTGATAAATATTTTCACTGACCCCGGAGAAGTTGTTATTGACCCTGTTGCGGGCAGTGCAAGCACGCTGATAGCAGCTTATGAATTAGGACGACCTTCATACGGATTTGAAATAAAAAAAGATTTTTATAAATCTGCTATTAAACGGATTGAAGAATATAAAAGTCAGCAAAGATTTAATTTTGAATAAGATTGAAATAATAATTGACACATTAGACCTTGTATATTATTATTGTATAGAGGTTAAGAAATGGAATACATAAGAACATCGGAAGTAATAGAATTAGCGAAAGAAGCCGGATACATGGATAAGGATTCGGACTGGCACGATGGCCGGAAAGTGCTGTCATTGTGGCACAAGAAATATAAGCTCGGAAAGAAGACAGTAACCGGAAGGCTGCTTTTCAATAAGGCAAAGACATTAAAATTTCTGGAAGGCAAAGAATAATATGAGTATTTTAGGATTGATCAAAGATGTAGTATTATTGCCGGTTGATCTTGCGTTAGATTTAACTATGATAACACCTACAATTAAAATCATGACAGAAGATGACTCCGGGGAAACTCCATTCGGAACTGAAGGGCGTTTAAAATCTTTGGGTAAAAATCTTGAAGAGACAAAAGATAAATAACATGGAATATTTATATTTTTTCCCGGTTGTATTTTGTATTATAGGAATTATAGTTTGTATTAAATTGATACTGATATGACACGAGAAAAGCAAATCGAAAGACTTAATCAATGTCGCGATAGAATAAAACGGCAGTTATTATTAAATTATTATTTGACTAATGATCCTGATATATTACAATTGATTATAAGGTTATAACATGAAATATGTAATTGTATATCATAAATGGTTTATTGATAGCTTACAATGGGAAGACGAAATTATAGAATGTGCCTCATTGAAACGGGCAAAAGAAATAGCATCATTAAAATGTAAGGAAAAAAAATATTCATGGGATCTTAACCATTGGGATTATCATGTAATTCCGATTGAAGAAAATGATATATTAAAAGTTAAATTGACGTTTAGAGAAAGAATAAAAGGGATCATAAAATTAGAAAGTAGTATTGTGAATTTGAAAAAAATAAGTAAATGAAACATCACAAGAAAACAGAATTTGAATTAACTGAAAGAAGCGAGCCATTCGCTAAGTTTGCGGAAAGAATAAAACAAAAAAACAGCTTAGCATGGCACAGTTACAAGAAAGGCGCTGACTATAATCTTTTAACAACAACATACGGAATTTATTCTGATAATTATTTGAATGTGAGCAAATAGGGAAATTATGAGTACATTAAAAAGACTAATGCCATATTTAATGATGGCATCCATGATGGGAGGATTTTTGCCGAAAGCAAAAGATGAGCTTGCGGATATTGATATTGAATACGAATATAGATTGATCCAGGAAAAGAAATCCAGACTTTCCCGTAATATGCGTGATATGGTAGTTTATCGTTATGAAAAAATAATGAAGGATAGAAACACGGAATAATAAAATGAAAACAATAAACATAAATAATGTGATTAAAGAAATATGGAAGAAATAAAGGAATTATCCGACAAACATAAGTTATTTGTATCGGAATATGTTAAAAATAACTGTAATGCTACTAAAGCATATATGGCCGTGTATGAAGTTGATAACGAATCTGCAAGGCGTTTAGGATCATTATTATTGACTAATATTGACATCAAGGCTGCCGTTAATAAAGAAATAGAAAAAATACTCAATGATAAGACAGAATTAACGCTTCAAGTTATTAACGAATATAGAAAAATAGCCTTCTCGGATATGAAAGAATATATTGATCCGGTCACCGGTGAGAATGTTGTAAATGATAATACGGATACAAGCGTTATAGAAAGTATACAGTTTGAAACGGTAAAGAATTCAAATAAAGAGAATCCGGAATACAGAGAGAAATATAAATTCAAACTATATAACAAACAAGCTGCACTCGATTCAATAAGTAAATTAGTTTTGGGATTATCTGAAAGGCATGAATTAACCGGAAAAGACGGAACGCCGCTTGATATGATAATAAATGTTATTGGTATTCCTTCTGCAAAAGAATGAATATAGAAGTTCCCGAAAAATTACTCCCTCTTTGGACAACAAAAAAGCGTTATATTGATATTTACGGAGGCAGGGGAGGTGCAAAGTCGCAAGGGGTAGCGACTTTTTTACTTGCTAAGGCATTAACAATAAAGAGTAGAGCTTTATGTGCAAGAGAAGTACAATTAAGTATTAAGGATTCAGTATGGCAGTTACTTTGTGAAATAATATCATTCTATAAATGGGATTCATTATTTAGTATAACAGATAAAGTAATTGCCTGTAAAAAAACCGGATCAGATTTTATTTTTAAAGGGCTGCATGGGAATGCACCGGATATAAGATCAATTCAAGGAATACGATATGCATGGATAGAAGAAGCTCAAAGCGTAAGCCGTAAATCTTTAGAATCTCTTGTGCCTACCATAAGAAAATCAGAAAGTCAAATAATATTCACATATAATCCTACCCTCGAAGAAGACCCCGTCCATGTTGATTATACTCTTGCAGATAGAGATGACACATTAAAAATCAAAATAAACTGGAAAGATAATCCCTGGTTTCCTGAAGTATTAAAAGCAGATATGGAATATGACCGTATAACAAATTACGGTAAATATCTTCATGTATGGGAAGGGGAATGCGAACAGTTCACAAATGAACAAATAGGGGCGTTTCAATCTGTTTCTAAATGGGATTGCCAATATTGCGTCTCATTTATAGATCCATCTTTTTCAAACAGAAAAGGAACGGATATGACGGCAGTTGCTATTATTGGAGCCAGTAAAGAATATTTAATATTTACAGGGATGCTTTTTGAAAAATCAATTGCAGACCCGGAAACAAGAAGACAGCTATTGGAATTCTTGAATATATATACGCCTATTGAAACAGTGCTTGAAAGTCAGTTGTCAGACTCATCTATATTTATACTTGACACTTTTAAAAGAGAAGAGTTAATATATCCAGTAAGAAATTTTTGGAGCATAAAGCATCAGACACGCAATAAACACGAGCGTATAATGGGAACCGTTGGCGCGCAAAAAAAGAATATGAGAATACTGGAAGGAACGCAGCAGGCCTTTTCTTTGCAAGTTTCAAGATATAGTAAAGGCGTAGACGATGACCACGCGCCGGACGCCTTAGCCGGTGCGATTGACACTCTGGGAACGAGTGAGATAGTCGCGGAATATGCAAAGGCAGTTGAAATGTTGAATTGGAGAAAATGACATGCAAGTTTATCTTGGTGCTTTACCCGGACAATATGAATCTGGAATTACTTATTCTGAAGTATTAGCTATAAACCACTATGGCTCCGAGAAAATTCCTCCCCGGCCTGTATTGAGAATTGCAGCCGAAAAGACAATTGAGAAATTAAGCAGATCAGAAGGAATGAAAAAAAGCATAGTAGATGCGTTTCTTGATAATTTACTTAAGAACCCCGGAGACGCTAAACAACTTGAAAGGGAATTTTTACGGAAGATAGGTTCGCAGTCAATCGCGGAAGCAAAGCGAATAATTGATAATGTTACAGATTTAACAGATAATGCTGAAGCCACGATAAGAAAGAAGGGTTTTAATGCTCCTCTCTACGAAACAGGAGAGCTTGAAAAACATATTAGTTTTGAGGTGACAGAATAAGAATGAAAATTAAAGATGTATTAAATGAAATAAGAATAAATATATGTATTAGACTTTTAGGATATATTCAAAAAATAGCACCATTCAATAAAGATGGATATTTAATACAAAAACATATTTTAAATTATTTAAACGAAGCCTTAGAAATCGAGGTAAAGAAATGAATCCAGTTACAGCCCTTCAAGTTTTAGTCGATACTGCCGAGAAGCTTTACACACTCCCGCCGAATGAAATAACACAAAACGGAAAATTGATTGATGAAATGAGAAACGCGATAAGCGTACAGAACATCGACGGCATTATAAACGCTGTCCGTAATTCCGTTACAGACTGGAATGACCGAAAAACAGTACACATCGGAAACAACAAAGCACTATTACAAGCCTACGCACAAAGAGAACATGCGCGAGCTAAGGAAATTGCAGAGAAGGCAAATCCGAGGCAGTATATAACCGAAATAATAAACACAGATGATAAGCTCGAAGATAAACAAATCGAATGTAAAGGGGAAGCGCAAGAGAAGTTTGTTTCCGCGTTTAACTCGATTTATGCAAACGGCGCGATAAAGGTCAATACGCCTGATGACCCTACATTATTGATGAGTTATATTGACTATTCACCGTACCGGGTGAATTACACAGAATACTTATCAGTGCCGACACTTTCGGAAATGGTTGACCGTCCTATCCAGATGGCAATGAAGAAGCCGCCGAAAATAAAATCAGAGAAAGAAGATTTCATTGAGGCCGTAGAAAAAGCACTGAAGAAAGTTGACTTTGAATCAGTTAAGAAAGACGCTATATTTTACAGTGTCCTTTCTCCGCGCGGTTCTCTCCTGGTCCCGATCAAAAGAGGCAATAGAATAACATTTAATGTATTTAATGACACTCAATTTGCTTATGGAATGGGTTCCAGTTATTCGAGCATAACCACGCCTTACAATAGTGTCAAGGTAGGAGATTTATATTGTCTGGGCGCTAAACTCAAACACGGAGTATCTGCGTATTTCACATGTCCGGGATATGAGCCGCTTTTTGGTGTGGGCCTGAATCGAATTCCACAATTGCGGGCCGCTGCTGAAGCATGGAATATTTACATACATGTATTAAAAACGCTGTTGGTTCGCGCTCAGGTCATTATTGAGAAAATGGAAGGCGATATACAGACAGATACAATGCTTGCCAGTATGCGCGCACAGCTTCAAAGATTGTCACAGACAATGGGCGTATCAACTCCAATAGCACAGGCCCGGGGAACGACTCTGGATATTATGAATAATAACATAAGCCAGGGGACGACAGAAGTCGGCGGAGTATTCAGGGATTTTGTCGCATCGGTAACCGGGATGTCACCTGAATATTTCTTCGGCGGTGGGAATACGAATTACTCACAGGCGGCCTTTCAGATTGCGTCTACGAACGAAAATATTCATGCCCGGTATCAAATATCAATGATTGAGCCGCTTATGAGATTTGCTATAAATACGTTAATCCGGAATGACAAAGATATTTCTGGAATGGGTGTAGAAGAAGACGATTTTGAAATCGAATTTGAATCGATATACGAAGCCACAGAGCTGGAGAAAGTCGACCTTATCGCCAAAAAAACAGAAATACTTATCAGGCAAAGAGACTATTCAGAACTTGCGGACGCGTTCAAACAGCTTGATTTGCTTGACGAAGACGTAGACATGGATTTTGAACCAGACCATAACGCGGATGATAATCGGGGCGGAATTGAAGGCGACAGCATTGACAATATATTAACAAATCCTATTGGAAATACTGCCATTGAATACGACCCCGAACAATTGAAAATCGGCATTGAGACAGAGATGGAACACACCGACAATCCCGAAGTCGCCGAAAAGATCGCAAAAGATCATCTTAAAGAATCTAAAAATTATTACATTTATCTTGCCGAAATGGAAAAGAAAATGAAAGCGGAGGAAAATAATGGATGAGCATTTATTTAAAATCATTGTTGGAAATGCTGTTGGAAGAGCTTTTAATAATTATGACAAAGGGCCGCATTTAGATTGGTGGCATTCACTATCTGGCTCTGAGTGTTTTAAAATGATGAAAAAATATGATTTTAAGCAAGTTAATAATAAGATAATATATATGATATGGAGTCGTGAATTTCCCAAGGAAAATAATCAGAATAAATAAGGAGACATAATATGGAACCAAGATTAGATTTTGGAGCAGCAATATCCGAATTAAAAGAAGGTAAAAAAGTAAGACGGCAAGGATGGAATGGAAAAGGAATGTGGTTGCAGATGCAAGTACCAGATCAAAATTCAAAGATGACTTTGCCATATATTTATATTGAGTATCCAGTTGGACACATAGCTTATCCGAAAGGCTCAAAAGTTCCATGGTTGGCCAGTCAAACTGATTTATTAGCAGAAGACTGGGAAATAGTAAATGATTGATATATTTGAAAATATAGCTCCATTCTGGAAAAATACAGTCAAGGCGTATGCATCCGATGTTTGGAATAAAAGAGACATAACTCAGGCACAAAAAGCGTTTGATAAAAAGGCACTCTTATTTTCCAGATCATACAGGCTCGCGCTTGAAAAGTATTATGCTGAAAAAGGGATGAATATATTCAGGGGCACATTAACCGGCAAGGTCAATGAATGGCTTGTGCAACAATCCGCCTTACGTGACACTCTTTCAATAGCAATCGCACAAAGACAAGA